GATCAATCCGCGCTTGTCCTTGTCAGGGTCAATGCCGGGAATAAAATCTAATTGGTCGCCCGCGCCACGAAGCGCGCCCAAAAGCCCTTTAAGCATGTTCATAATCCCTTATGTGACCGGCGGCATCATGGCTCCATAGCCGCTCATGGCGCTACCAGCGCCCTGCATTAGGCCCGATGCCGTGTTAAGATAATCCAACAGCCCCGGCGTCGTGGTCTGTGTCCCGCGCTGGCTGCCTGTAACTCCTGTTACCTGATCGAACGGAAGCCCGCCAAACAGCTGCGCAATCGTGCTTAAGAGCGCTATGTCAGCGCCTTGCTGCTGTTGCTGTATTCCGCGCTCTTCGCCACCAAGGCGCGACAGAAGGTCTATTGCGGCCCGCTCGTTGGCTTCCTGTGTGCTCCCAGTCGTGCGCAGGCTGTCAGCGCCCCTCAAGGCCCTATCAAGCGCTGTGTCCGCCTGTGAGGCGTTAAAGCGGTTCAGATCGTTGATTGTGCTTGCGTTAAACTCACTCGCACGGTTTGCGGCTGACTGGTTCGATAGCATCGATTCCTGATCAAGTCCGGCCTGCGTAAGGTATTGCTGGCCCGTTTGAGCCGCCCCGAACTGGCTAGCGGTGTTCTGTGCCGATTGATCGGCAAGCGAGCGGGTCAGGTCAGCATCCAGCTGCGCAAGTAAGCCTTGGTTCATCGCGTCGCGGTTAGACAGGCTCGCATCCTGATTAAAGCCAGCCTGCGTCAAAGCCGCGTTATTATTGGCATTCGCGCCAAACTGCCGCGCCGTGTTCGAGGAATCCGCATTCGCTAGATTGGTCTGCTGGTCAAACTGACCCTGCAACTGTGACCGCGAATTTTGAGCGTCTGCTAGGAATGCCCCGGCCTGATTGCGCGCGTTCTGATCGCCTTGAGCGCCCGCAAACATCATTTCGGCCCTGCGGATCTCGGCCTGCTGTCTCGCTAAAGCCTCTTGCGTCTGAATCTGAGCATTTGTGGCACTCGCAGATTGGCGACGGTTCGCATCATCCGCAGACAGCCCCGCACCCGTGTTAAACGCATCGCTACGCAAGCCCGCCTCTGTGCCCGCGCGCTCCCGCGCCAATTCTCCCTGCGTAATTGCTTCTAAGACGCCATAGCGTGACCCGCCAAAAGCCCCATTTTGAGCCGCTTGCGCCTGTTGCTGCGCTTCGATCCGGCCTGCATTCTCATCAAACCCCGCAAGCGTCGTATCGACCACATCTTCGGTGTAAGGGTTCATGTAGTCATCGAGATTAGTCAGAAGGCTTTGCGCGCTAACCCGTCCGCCGCTGATATTGTTGGCCGCGTTCATTGCCGCATCATAGGCCCGCTCGCCGTCAATCAGCGCCGGGTCATAGCCCTGCATTGCGCCAATAAGCCCGCTCTGCGCTTGTGCTGCGCCATAGCCTTGCATATTGCCCACTTGCGCCGCATCCGCTTGCGCCATCGGTCCAAGGTTCACCGCGCCGCTGTTGGCCGCATCATATCCCGGCAAGCTCTGAACTGTCGTGCGACCAGCCATTGCCGGATTATATGTTGCCGCATCGCTGACCTGATTGGCTCCAGCCGTTGAGACTTGGCGGGCAATGTCCGCAGCGTCACCATACATATCAAGCGGGTTTTGACCCGGAAGGGTTGCCGCAGAATAGCCCGGATCGGCCATGCCCATCATTGCCTGCGGCTGAGATCCTAAATAGATGTCACGTCCGGGGTTTGACTGGGCGGGATTGCCGCCAGATGGCTGCGCAGGGCTTGAAATCGCCCGCGCCCGCGCAATCGAATCTTCGCTTTGCGGATGGTTGTTCATGTGAAACTCAGCAAACTGCGCTGCGTTAATGTTGCCCGCTGGAATGCCCATAACGGTTGCAATGTCGCGCCGGTCCTTTGGAGTCAGGCCATTGTATGCATCTTGCAAGTGCGGGCGCTGGTTAAAGATCGCATTATAGTCAAGCGGCCCCTCTGGTTGCTTCACGCCAAGCTGACCAAAAAGGCTGCTGTCGCCGCCGCCCTGGGGCATCTGCTGGCCGCCCGCAATCATCGAGTGACCGTCTATACGTCTATCGATGCCGCTCATGTTCTGCGGATTGACGTTCGCACCATAGCGATTGGCGAGCCCTCCCCCCATTGAAAAGGCTGCATTCTGCAAGTTGGACGCGCCCGGCACATAGCTTTGTGGGTTTCGCTGGCCCAGATTGATAATCGCACCAGACAGCCCCTCAAGGCCGTTTTTGATGTAATCCGGCGCGTTTGGGAGCTGTGCAGTCTGGCTTGTGCTTGTTTGCTTTGAATCTTTGCTCATAGGTGTTTAACCCCTACCGTTGCGGCCTCTTCAAAGCCATTATCTTTCAATTTCCGAATCCAGCCACGTCTGCCACTAATGGTCATTACCGTGCAGCCATATTCACGGGCGCGGGCCTCTATTATTGGGTATATATCATACATCAATTCGCTCAAATCGCCCGCCGCAATCCAGATGTGAAACTGCCTGACTTGCGGCTTGTCGATTACGTTCGTTACGACTAAAGAGCCCTCGCCTAGCCAAAGCTCCGCCCGCATGTCTGATACCTCTTTGAGGACGTCCGGCACGCTATAAGACGGGTCATATTCCAGTGCGTCGCCTATCAGGGCCTCTATCTTTTCACGGTTCATCGTTTGCCCCTTTGCGTAACGTCAAAAACGGGCTGACCTAGCCGACACGTTGCCCCAACCAGATCGCTTTCCCACCTGAGCCGAACAATTGCGCCCGACACGCGAAAATCGCTCTTGTCCTGGCTCGCAACAATCGTTTGCGGCGTGTGCGTGGTTTCATCGCCTTGCGGGTATTGCTTGGTTTTTAGCGTGAACGTCACCGCGCCTTGTTGATCGTGCAGGTCAGGGCGCATTCCCCGAATCTGAACCACCCGCGCCGATTCCTGAAAGTAAATATCGCCCGTTTCAGCGTGCCAGCTTATACCATCGCCCGCCGCTGTAATCCCGCGCTCATGGATATAGATATAGCCATCATCATCAACAGCAACCGGGTATTCATATGGCGCGCTATCAACCATGCATGTGCGATCCATGATGCCGCTGAACCATTTTCCCTCGCGGGCTGAAAAGGCATAGTAACGGCTGCATTCTGTGCCATCATCTTCATGCGGGTAAAACCACCAGACTTCATTGAATTGCGCGATGCTGGAGCAATAAATCTTTTCTTGCTGCGCATGGACTTGCGCGTTCTGAAAAGTCTGGTCAATCGGAGCGGGCAAAGCCAAGGGCTCGCCACCAAACCCAACCGTATAGAAAACGAAGTCTGGACCGCACCAGAAGGCCTGCGTTCCAAGTGTATCAACCGCATTCGGCCCGACCAATCCGCAGTTAGAGCCAGCGCGCCGGAAATCCCATGTTGCGCCAGGATTGCCGACAAATTCCTGCCAGAACATGCCTTCATCAGTCCAGACGCCGACAATTTGGCCCATTTCCTTAGCGCGCACCAAGCGCCCCGCATTCCGCAGGATAAATTCGCCCGCATTGTTCGTGGTGCTGGTTGTCCAGTCTTCAATGTCTTCAATATCGCACCAGCGCACACAGCGCGGGTTTTCGTCGCCGCTTACCTCTTCTTCGCAGCCATAAGCCACAATTTGACGCGATGCCGTGCAAAGGACTGTCTGGACGGTCTCAGGGGCATTTGTGACCGCAACCGCAGCGCTCGCCGTGTCGTTTTTCCAAACATAGATTTTACCGCCGCGCGGGTTTGCAATCAGCCATTCGCCAAAATTGTCTAACGTCCATGTAAGCGGATAATAAACGCCCGCCGATGAACTGCCGTAAGTGCCCGAACCATAAGTGCCAACACCATAGCCACCCCCGCCAAAGCCGTCTGAATTGCCAGCAACAAAGCCTGCGGGTGTAATGTCATAGAGCTTGCCGCGCGTGAAAACATACAAATTGGAATGCGTGCCGAACGCAAAATTGACCTCTCCGTCATTGTCGCGCCAGACATGACCGCCCCGGCATTTGCCTGTCAGCTGCTCGGTTGTGAGGAATTCCCAGCCGCCAATGACCTCAAGCCCACCCCGATGCGGTCGCATATTGTTGATCGAAGAATAACCGCCCTGACGGGTTTTGAACTTGGTTTCGTCTTCAATAAGGCCGGGGTCAACGTCCAGAGAAATTAGAGCAGGTCTCATGTCTTCAACTTGTCCATATATTGCTGCCAAGGCCCCAGAATCCCGGCCCAGTAGAACCAACCAACTGTAAGCATGAATAAGAGCCCCAGAACGGCCAGCAGGACCGCATGAATCTGCCAGGGGAAATTCGCCCGGTGACGCC